GTCGAAGCGATCCGTGTACACAGCGAATGTGTGGAGGCCGTGAATGTTGGCTGCGGAGTAGGCGCCGCTCACGAATCCCAGCTGGTCAATGTCGCGCTCCCGATAGGGGCGGAATGCCGTGCGGGGGATGGCCAGGGTGGGCTTGGCCACGGGTGCGGCGCCGTCCATGACTTCAAAGAAGCCGCGAGCCTGATCGTACTGGTCCACGTAGAGCAGTCGTCCATCGCTGCGGGCCACCGAGAATGCATAGAACCCCGTGTCCAGCAGCATGAGGTGCTCCGGCAAAAGGGTGACCCTAGCGAGGGCTCGTTGAGCATCCAGCGTGATCAGGGGGAGTTGGAACAGGACCTGGCGCGACTGGATATCCAGCACGTTGAGAACCAGCATCACATCGGTCAGCGGCACAGGCTTGCGATCCACGTTGCGAACAATGAATTCCACGTCCGTGGTGGCGCCCTTGTAGGCCCTGAAGTCCGGTGTTTGCATGGGATAGTTCCAATTCGGCACAGCGTCGCCATGCAGGGTGAGATCGATCCTTCTCTTGGTGCTGTACAGCGTGACTTTGCTCATGCACCCTCCCGACCTGACAGAAAAAGCTCTGCATAAATAAACGCAAGTACAGTATTTAGTAGGTCGTGGTGACTATGAACAAGACACTTGAAAAGTTCCCCTTCCTAACTTGGGGCAAGTACGTGGTCCAGAGTGGCGGCGAACAGGAATACTTGGGCATCATTGGCAACAGTGATACTCAAATCCTCAGCATGTACGTGTACGACAACCTCCCCTCAGAGGATCACAAGAAGCTGTTCCTCCAGTTGGGTGATGAGTGGTGGTGGGAGACCAATCGACAACTTCCCATCAACATTGCACTCAAGGATCGCTGGGTTCCCTTCCGACCCTATATGAAAACCTTTGTGACCAAGGATTTTCAGATCTTCTCCGGCCCCTGTGTGAGTCTGGACAACATCGCGGCCAAGCGCATCAAGCGCCGCCAAATCCAGCTAGTACGCAAGATCGACAACTAAGCCCAGGTAAGCTTGAACAGTAAGAGTTCCGCCGGGTCCTCAAAAGTAAACCAAAACTGCATGGCTTCGTGATAGTGAATCTTGCAGGAAAAACTCCAACGTGATCGGGTATTGGCACCGAGCCAATCAAACACCGCTGTTCGATGGTGGTCCATCTCCTCAAATCCCCATCCATCCCGGTCCATGGCCTGCTCGACGCGATGCTCGCAGGGCTCATACTGGAACCGTTTGAACCTACCCTGATCCAGATTGCACTCACGCTGTTTGAGATTGTTGAGCACCCAACGGGCTCCGTCGATGCGACCGTTCTTCTTGAACTCGCTCCAGCTCAGTATGATGTTGTGATCAATCTCCCGCACACTGAGGTGATCTTCCGGCTTGGGGATGAAGTCCGGTTCCGGCTCGCTGTCGTAGTCGTAATCCCAATACACGGCTAGCCCCATGTGAGTTTGAAGATGATGGCATCGGCGGAACTTTCAAAGTTCCATTCCGTGGTGTAATCGCCCATGTGGCGGTAGTCGATGAAGAAGCTCCATCGGCTGTGCGTGTTGGCGCTGATCCAGTCCGCAATCCTGCCGTTGAATGCCAGCCGAGGTGCGTGGGCCAGCGGCTCATCGCGGATGAGCACCCGGCAGCTTTGGCGATAGCGGGAGAACCTCAGGAATCGTCCCGCGTTGAGATCCATCTCAGTGGGGGCAATCTGCATCATGTGGAGGTACACTTCGCGCCACCCCAGGTGCACCGAGAAGCTGAGCAGGTCCACATCCGGCGCAAGGGCGGCGCCCGAGATGCTCACAACCTGGAAATGGTCCGGGGGTTCTGGCTTCATGATGTGTGCCACGTGAGTTTGAACAGCACGGCGTCGTTAACGTTACTGAAGCTCCACAACAGGTGAGCATCCTCGCCCACATCGGGATCACCAAGCTCCACGAACCAAGGGCTCCGGACGTGGTCGCTGATCCACTCGATGCGTTCCTCATTGTGGATGAACGAGTTGCCTTGGCTCAGCAGAACCTCGGCATAATCCTTGACGATGTGGGCCTGCTGTTGCTCCGCTAGCCCGTAGAGGATTCCTTCGTTGAGCTTTTGAAACAGCCCCACCGGCAGGAGGTCATACCTCGGGGAGTGGGGCTCACTGCTGTTGGTGAGCCTGCACGTGAGCACGCTGTGGTACCTAGAGTTGCCTAGGGATTCATGGAAGATTTCAAGACGGCTCTGATTCAGTTTCAAGGGCTTCCACCATGAGGTTCATCTGAACCACCAGCACCATCGCATAGCTCACCGCGTGAGCCTTTTTGAACGCATAGGCGTCAGTGAGGTCCAGGTTCCAGATGTCTGCTTCTACTTCGGCCCAGCTGCGCCCTACGAGGTGTCGCTTGCCCGGGCGGATCATGGCCAGCACCATGGCCAGCTGCAGGATGCTGCGGGGCTTCATGCGGCTTACCACATCAAAGTGTCCGCTGATGTGGAACAGTTGCTCCACGATGCTGGATTCATCCAGCATGTCCCAGAGGGGCTCGCGCTGGATGAGCTCATCCAAGTGAGCTTCATCACGCACGCCCTTGTACACCGTGAGGTTGAGGAAGTCGATTTTGAAGTAACCGCGTTCCTCAGCGCTCTTGTACTCAATTGAGGCCAACCCCGTTTGCGGATCCTGTGGAATGCTTTGAAAGTACACACCAACATTGTGCCGCTTGAGATCGCCGTCCTGGTACATGCTCGCAGGAATGTGCAGGAGATCTGCCAGCGCTGCTTCGCGATCCGCGAAGTCGATGTCAATGTCAGTTACGATTTTCATGTGAATCTAAGCTTAAACTCCACGGCATCACTCACGTTTTGGAATCTCAGTTCCAACATGAGCAAGCGGATCGTTTCGATACGCTCCACAATGTGGTGGAGATCGCGCTCGCTGAGCCAGCGCGAAATCTCGTTCCAATCCTTGCTCTCCATCATAATGGGAGTCACCGTGAAGTTCATTAAGTTCGTGGGGTGCTGGACCGGCTTCGCGTTGAGGAGGTTGTCTTCGTGGCTCATTTCTTCGTGTTGTCCACAACCAACTGGAGGCCCGTGGGTGGTGCCCGGTCAGTTAGTTCTAGATTCAGGCTGCTCACGAGGTCAAAATTCACAGTGTCCTTGTTGACCCTGCGGATCTTGAGCATGTCCACGTCCGCGTCGGCGCGTTCACGGAGGCAGCGAACCAGGCCGGCGATGAGAAACCGCAGGCTCAGCACTGTGGGGTGATCCTCTACGAATTCTTCTTCCGAGAGCTGATCCGCGTGCTGGAAGTTGCGCAGGATCATCGCTTTGAAGTGAATGGGTCGCAGCTTGCTCCATGTGTCGCAATCTGCGAAGAAGCGGGTGCGGCTAAGCTCCACCAGCAGCTGGTCACCCTTGTCCCAGTTGGCGTCAACCTGTACAAAGGCATCATCGCCCAGGTGGCTGTGCCAAGAACGACCAGTTAGGAAATCATCTACCACGACTACAGTGTTCACTGGGGCCTCACGGTGAGCTTGGTGGCTAGTTCGCGACGCAGCAGATCCATCTGCTGGACCAGCTTGTTGTGTGCGTTGGCAAGCCTACGATTGTGGGTCTGGCTCTCTCGAACCTCATTGCGCAGGGCTCGAATCTGATCCTCTAGCAGCTTCACGTAGGCGGCCGTGGGCAGTTCCAGGACCTGATCCCCCATGGGGATTCGCTTGATGTGACTGCCAGTGATCTTGAGACCACCCAGTTGCTTGTGCGCGGCTGCGGCGGGCGAGATTGCCGGAGTGGCACCGGCAGGCTCGTCATACTTGCGGCGCGGATCGCCGCCATACATATCAGGGTAGAAGTCGTCCGCCATGTTTGGCCTCGCTGTTGTTGGTTTCGGCCAGAGCTCGTTGGGTGTGCTCAATGGCCTCGCTTGCCAATATGGATTTACCTGTTCCTGTGCCCACTGTGATGGTGAACTTCTGCCCCGCTTTGACGCCCTTGGAAATGGGTGCGCCTTGGCCTCGCACAGCGCCCCAATTGCGCTTCCAGTTCCGATGGCTGTCATAGTGGTCATTGTAGTCGCGGAGCTCCTGCGCAGCCGCGTTGAGATCTTCCGTCTCCACTAGCTTGACCATGGCAACGAGCCGATCCAGTTGCTTGGAGATCAGCGGATTGTTGCGGTGCCGGTGTGCAGCGATGGCGATGGCCTGTATGTAGAACTCGTCGTCGCGATCACTCATCCCAGTGGTCCATTCTGTCTTCGAGCTTCGGCAGCAAGGCGGCGAGCGGTGAGCGTGACAAACTGCCGCTCCATGTGCCGCAGTTCATCCGGATACAACAGCTTCACGGCCATTGCCAATTTGTTCATGGCATCCTGGATGATTTCGTTGTCCACGTGCCGGGCAGCCACGGTGCTGGCCGCTCGGAACATTGCGTTCTCAGGATCGCTGATGCTGCTCACACGCCGGCTTCCCGCAGGGTTGCCTTGATGATCTCCACATCATCCGCGTTGTCCCGCAGCTTGGCTGGCCAAAAGCGTGGGTCAATCCACTCCTTGATCAAAATCAGCTGCTCGTTGCTCATGCGGTCCAGCAGATCCTCGCCCACGGTGTAGAGGATCCAGGGTGAGATCCTACCCGAACGAATCCACTTTGTGGCCAGTGCGGGGCTTGCTTCTCGGAAGAAGTTGATCCACTCGTTGTCGTTCTCTTTGGCCCACTGTTCCATGAGCAGGATGCTGCGCTCGAGGGCTCGTTCAAAGCCCTCTTTCTTGCCCATCTCGCGCACCCAAGTTTCATAGCTCCACGGTGCAGTCCAGTCCTCGAGCTTGACTTCCGCCTTGATCAGGAAGTCCACAAAGCCCAGAGGATCCACCGCGTTGATGTCCACCACATAGCGGCCAAACTTGATGAAGCCCAGGTAGTATTTGCTGTCGATGAACTCTTCGTGGCTCTTGGCCTTCTTGCTCCTGTAGCTCATCTCGTAGAAGCGCTGGTATGATCGGAACCCGATCACCGCATACTTCTCATCCTTCCACAACCAACGGCGCTTCTTCTCACAAGCATGCAACATGGCGCCGCGCTCTGTGAGAAAGGTCTTCTTGCAGAATGTGCACGTGGTTGCCGGAGCCGCCTCCGGCACCACTGCTTCGGCTTTGACCTTTGTGACTCGCTTAGGCATTCGGATCCGATTTCTTGAACTCATCCAGCACGGGCTTGATCTCGTCGTCAGGCATTCCCATGTCCCGAAGAAGCTGCTTCAAGCTATCCTTAGTTAGCTTGGCGCGAGCCAGTGCCAATTCCTGGTCGTTCAAACTCGGATACAAGCCTAGGAGCACGTTGTCTACTTTGCCGGTGGCTGCCTTCTTGGGTCCGGCGATCCACTCGCTGCGCTGGCTGCGGCCGCCCAGTTCGGAGCCCACCACACACAGAAGCTTCCACTGCAATTCCGGATGCTTGCTGAGGTCCCAGAAGTCCACGTTGACCAGGTTGTTCACCAGGCACAGGTAGTCCCCGCCGAGCTCGCTGTTCTTCACAGAGCTCATCCATCGCATTAGCACAAGGGGATGGATCTCCTTGCGTTCATCCTCGGTGCGGCGGTCGTAAAAACCCGCATCCCCCGTGTACAGCGCTGGTAGGGTCTGCGCGAACAGATCCAGCTTGTATTCTTTCTTCTTAGCTGGTGCCTTGGCCATGGTGGTTGTTGAACCTCAGTTTGAACAGCACGGCATCGCCTGCATCTTCGAATAGAAATGTGAGTCTATACGCAGGGGCTTCGGCTGTGCGATATTCAGGTAAGTCTTCGCCGTACAGTATAACACCCACCGCGTTGAGAATGTAAGAAACAGGTTTGTTTGGGAACTGCTGTTCCCACTCCTCGGTGTGGCGGATGAAAGCTTCGGCTTCCTTGCGCGTGCCGGCGCTCAGTGTGACTGCATGGATCATAGCATGCTCAGCTTGAACAGGGTAGCTTCGTGTGCAGTGGGGAACTCAAGCTCAAACACGATGCGCTCAACGTCAGCCACGTGCCAGGCCCGCTCATTGCGCTTCCCCAAGTAGTGGCTCATTGCAGGTATGAGCGTGTCGTGCTCCTGCTCCCACAACCGCTTGCTCACGTTGAGCCGGCAAAAGTGATCATAGTCGATTACCTCTACCCGGAGCTTACACGTCTCCTGTGACATAGTCGTCCACTCCCACATAGCCGAGTTTGAACATCACAGCGTTGCTGTCGCGCGGGAATCGAAGGAAGGTGAGACTGCCGTGACCCTCTGCTTTGTGGAACTTTCCAGCAGCATCATAGCCCACGCGCTTGTTGGGAACCACGATCACCGTGGTCATGCCTTTGTCGGATCGCCACAGCTTCACGGCACTCTCACATGCCTTCATGTCTCGATACGTGTTGATGTGCCAAACTACAGTCTTCATGGGTTGTACGCCAGCTTGAACAAGGTGGCGTCACTCTTGTCAGTGAAGCCCAATTCCATCACACCCACGGAGTCCATGTAGGAAGAGCCCCAGGCCACGTTGACCTTGCCCTCCACGTACCGGCGCTCAATGGGAAATCGAGCCTGATGCAGGCAGAAGCGGTTGATCTCCTGAATCTTCTTGAGCTTGCCCCCGCTGGGCAGGGGCACCTGCATGGTGAAAACCACTTCTCGCTGCATCACTTGCCTCCGTGTGCGAGCTTGAATAGCACGGCGTCCTGACTGCGTTCAAATCTAAATTTGATCTTGCGGATGCGCAGGCTGCGGTCATAGCCGTGCATGCCATAGTGCTCCTGGCGCTGGTCGAACTCATACCAGGAGTCTACTTGTCGGTCGGGAAAGCTCTCGCGTATCCAACCACGCAACTGCTTCATGCGCGGGGTCAGGGTGCCCTCAGGCGGCGGATCTAGTTCAACAACTGTGCCAGACATAAAGCGACACTAAATACCACACGGCTTTGGCCGTCAATTTTCAATTAGGAGGTAATCCAATGGGACGCCCGCTAAACAAAAAGTACCTCGGTGACCCAGCCCTGCCAGGCAAGCACGTCGTTATGACATCCGCTTGGGTTCCTGGCGAGGTCGGCCCCGCAGAAGGTTTCTACGTGGTCCGCCAGGTTGGCACCGGTCGCTATCAGGTCACCAACGGCGCTGTCACCGGCGTTGTTCGTCTGGCCGATGCTGGTCCGCTCACCCAGGGTGAGGCACATCTGGTTGTCAACCCCTTCGGTGATGACAACGACGACGAGTACGCTCGTCTCATCCACAACCGCAGTGTGAAGACCTGGGAAGGTCACAGCTACAAGTGGAGCCTCGAGGCTGCTGCCGAGGCTGGCGAGGCTGACATGCCTCTGATCCACGGCGTGCCCGCTCCGGCTCCGGCCCCGGCCCCGGCCAGCCCGCCTGCTCCGGTGAGCCGTCGCGTTGCCAAGCCTGCTGCTGATGCTCCGGCTGCTGACGCCCCCGTGGCCGATGCTCCCGCGGACACCACTAAGTAATCCCACCAGCACGAAGAGATATGGGGCCCCTGGGGCCCCATATCTTTGACTAGTCACGCTTGCCGAGCTTGTCCTTGAGCACCTGCCGCCACACGCCGGTGTAGAAGCTGATCAACTTGGCTTCGTGCTCCTCGGTGACAAACCGAGGCAGTTCCTGTTCTACAACTAGGAACTGTTCCACCGCCTTGAGCCAGCCGCTGAGCCTGCCCACTTCCATGCGGTGTTCCACATGCACCCGGCAAATCTCAATGAGGATGGCGTTGGCTACCCCCACGAGAACTTCCCGGTCTTCTCGGCGGGCACCATCTCGACCGCCCTTGGGGAACTCGATGATATCCCCCATGCATCACACCATTTGAGTGATGTCGAGACTCTCTGGGATCTTGTGAGTGTCCTTGACAAAGTAGGCGCAGGGAGAGTTGTCAGTGTTGCTCAGCGGAACCCCGAGGAGGTGGCCGTACTTGAGCTTGGGGAAGTACCACTTCACATCTGGGAACACGTTGACGATTTCAATGTCCAGGAACTCCGGCATGTAACCGGTGATGGGGTTGATCGCGAACACGTTGAACTCACGGTCGTTGATCTGCTTGAGGTTGAGCACTTCAAGCTCGCCGCTGTTCTTGTCCCCGATGACCACACTCCAATCCGATGGCATGAGGATCCGGTGCTTGCCGATGCGAAGATCCACCGCGCTCCTGTTGAAGCTCTCTAGGA